GCGAATGGAACACTGCGCCGCGCGATTCGTTGTAGATGATCTGCGTTGAGAACTCCCAACCGTTCACCGCGCCGTAGTGACTGGACAACTCATGCGACAGATAGCCAACACGGGCCACCTGCGGGTCGCCAACAATCCACTTGCCATAGCAGTAAACATGCCCCTTCGCCCGGTACTGCGCATCGCCTACGACCGACGACGTGAGCGTAAACCACACCGGCACGCCCAACTCTCTCGATGCCGCGCCATCGTAAGCAAGGGTTATGTCGGGCAAGTGCACATACAGCCATTCATGCGAACCATCAACGCGAGACTCGACAAGCACCTGTTCAAGTTGCGCCTCGGTGTAGCCTGACAACACGGTGTCGATTTCGTCAGTCGCAATCTTCAACGCGCTGCCGTTCAGGCCGACGTAAACCGAGACAGTCTCGTTCCGGCCGCCACCAAGAAACGCTACCGCGTCCATGTAAACGCAGCAGGCGTGAGTGCCCACACACCCTTTCTGGATCTGCGCGCCCTCGTTGCGGGCGAACGGGAAAAGGTCGCCGCCGATGTTGTCGAAAACCTCGATGGTGTACCGGTTCAGGGCGTATGGCTCGTTGCGAATCTTCACCAGCGCCACAATCGGGTCAGGGTCAGCCTCGGAACTTCCGTACTTCAGCGGGTTCACGCTGAACGGGTCGCCCAACTCCGTCACGACCAAGTATTGCCCGTCGGTCGTCATGTAGTAGCCGTCAACCCATATCACATCCAACACCGTGCCGAGGTCAGCGTCGGTCACTTGCGTGATGGTCGCGCCGTCAAAGATGTACAGGTTGCCGTCGGACGCAATGGCCATGTCGTCGAACGAGTAATCCATCGACGCACGGTAGATGCCTGGGATTGTGCCGTAGGACGTGACCGCGCCCGCGTCAGAAACTGAGACAAGCGTAGTCCCCATGACGCGGAAGCAAGTGCCATTCCAGTTAATCCCGCCACGGTCAATCCCCGGCCCGGTTCCGAACGCCACTATCCCGTCAGCTGGCGCAAGGTAGCCCGAGGAAATCCCCGTGGCCTTTGGTACCGGAACAAGGTTGCGCGGGTATGCCGTCCGGAACCGAGAGTCGGCGTCAGTGTAGATGCCGGAGAGTACCGGTATCTGCATGTCAGCCCACCCGGTACCAAATGCTCGGGGTCGCCTGATAACGCAGCCGGAAGAAACCGCCAGCGGCCAAGGTGGTCGGCTCGCCAATCACATCAACCGCGCCGTTCCCGTCAACGGTCAGGGTGGTGACGGCAAGCGAGCACGTCACGAGAATTTCCTGCCCGTCGATTGCGTTGGCCGGGTCAGGCAGCACGACAGTGCCCGCAGCGTATGAGCCAAGCGGTGTGATCGTCAGCCAGGTATTCACGCTGGAATCGCGCACCTGAATGCTGAACCCTGTGGCAGCCGGCGCGGAATTCTGCACGGTGAATGCCGGCGTGCCCAACTGGTCGGTCACATAGGTCATGAAGTCCGCGCCGTTGATTTGGTAATCCCGGCCGCTGACATTGATGGCGATGGTGTTGGCGCTGGTGAAAACATCCTTGAACGGCAAGCCAGAAATTCCGCCAGACATGGTTATTCTCCAAATACAAGGTTGCCGTTTCCACCCTGCTGAACGGGGCTGATATCGGCTGAATTAAGGAACGGGAATTCTGGCGTTTTGTTGCCAAAGCCGGCAGGGATTGCTCCGAGTTGCATCTCGCGCGGCTGGCAGGCGATGGACAACAGCGCGTCATACGCTTGCTTGGCCGCAACCTTCAACTCAACAGCAGGCACCTTGCCAAACGACGGGCACAACTGCACGGCAAGCGCCATGTAAGCGGCAGGGACGGCATAGTCGGGCAGGCCTGAATCCTGATCGGGGTCGGAACCGTCGCCGCTTGACGCAATCGGGTAAGGGAAGGAAATACCCTTGGCATTCCACGTTGCCATGAGCGAATCCAGCCGGCGCAGCGCAGACTGAATCTGATCGGTTGTCAGGTCGAAAACAAAGGACGCCAGTCCGGCATCCTCAAACGCCTGATTGATGATCTGCCGCTTCGTCCACGACATCGGGCACCGCCAACTTGTCAGCAATCATGGCCGACAGTTTGCGGTCTGTCGTGCGACCGTCGAACCTTAAACCCAACTCTCGGGCCTTTTGCTCCAACTCCGCACGGGTGACCGGCGCGTCGTCGGGCGGAACTTCTACGATGGCAGCCGGCGCGTCAATGTCGGCAGCCTTGTCAACGTAGCCGGCAGCAATGCGGGCATCATATTCCGCGTCATTGCACACCTGAACGTAGTCGTATTTCAGCCCACGCGATACGGAATCGGCAGACGGCTTGCAGTAAACGAATCTTGGGTAATCGCGCATTCATCCTCCAAAACGAACAGGGCCGGCGAACCGGCCCGTCCGGTGTATCAGGAAACGCGGTAGCAGATGAACGTGTCAGCAGCGGTCTTGCGCATGCGGAACAAGCCCGACGCGCCCATCACTTCACCCGTGCTGGAATGGCTGGCCTGCACAACAGCCTCGCCCACCAGCGTTATGCCCGAAGCCGGAGCCGTCAGCGTGATGGTATCGGCAGCCGCAGCGGACAGGTTGATGATCGAAAACTCGAACGCCTGGCCGATTGCGATGTCGATGGCCGCATCCAACACCGCGCCGGTTGGCAGGGTGTAGGCAACGGTTGCGCCAGAGGACTGCGTGCCGGTAATCAGGCCGCCAATCAGAGCAGCGGACGTGATCGTGGCAGCGGTCGTCATGGCAACCGGAGCGCCGCACTCAAACACCAGCGCAGACGTCAGCGCAGCGGTGCCCATTCCGTAGGACACGTCGTTGGGGCCGGCCTCGATGCGCACAACGCCGCCGGCCGTGATCGCGGCAGAGGTGTAGGTGAACGGGGCGGAGTCAACAGAGTCCAGCAGCGACCAAGAATCAGGCTGATTCGGGTAGCCGACGCGCTGGTAAATCTTGAACGGGCCTTGGGAGGTTGCCGAAATCTTGTCAGATGCGGCAACCGTGATGTCTTGCGTGCCGTAGGCATAAACGATCTGTGTCATGTCGAATTCCTCAATGTGTGAGAACAGGGCCGGTTTTACCCGGCCCGGCTTCTATCAGGTCTGCGAGAACATCATGATGCCGCAGTGTTCCGGCTGGGTCATGGTGACGCCGAACAGGGTATCGAACCGGAAGAACGTGGTCATGGTGTTGATGTCGTACTGCTTCTGCATGACCAGCTCGATGCCCGAGTCGGTCGTGCCGCGCATGACAGCCGCACCGGCATCAGCAGGAACCGCGTAGCGGCCCGGCATCAGTTCGATAGCGTCATACTGCCAGAACGGGTTGACCGCTTTGGTCACCGTGTTCAAGCCGGTGATGCCGGCAGTTGCGGAGGTGGTGACGGTGCAATTCTGGTACTGCAACTCAGCATCAGACCCGCCCTGGGCCGAGATGATCGGCGGGCTGATCACCATCGTCGAAGCGCCGACAGACATCACGCGGAACGACTTCAACTCCCCGGTCGATTCCTTGGTGATGTGGTGAACCTCATACACGCCGTCGATGGTGATCGCGTCACCGGCAACTACGCTGGTCGTAGCAGACGGGGTGATCGTCTGGTAACGGTTATCGACATTGCCAGTCTCGCCGCTGGACGCAGTGCTGGTTGCTACAGGAACGTAGTAGTTGCCGGCAGATGCGCGGGTGTCGATGGTAAGGCCGCTGTGTGCCTTCGCGGTCAGGCGGTTTGCGTAGTCCAACTTGTGAGCCACGAAGCCGGCGATGTTCTCGCCAATCAGCGCGCGCTCATAAGCGGTTGTTGGCTTGCCGGTCATCGTGCCACGGGTGGCAAGGTTGTTCGCCATGCCGTTGTAGTCGCCGCTGGACAGCGCGATGTGACGATCCCACGCCGGGACGCCGATGCGGTTCATGATGGTGTCGCACTGGGCAACGTCATCAAAACCAGTGGCAGCGGCCGAACGCTTGACGAACAGCGTGCCCTGATTGGCGGCGACGTTCATACAGGCGACGTTGATGTCGCTGGCAAGTTTCTGCTTGCCGGCTTCACCAAGGCGACCTTCCTGCAACGCATCGCGCAACTCCATTGCCGACATGGCGAACGGGGCCGCTTTGTTGTAGCCGAGACGGGCCGGTACGGATAACTGCGTGGCAGGCTTGAAGTTGCCGGTCTGGTCGGTGCCGCTGAAAGACTGTGCGATGTACGGCATCGGACGCCAAATGGTGTTGTCCGTGCGAGCCATCGTGGTCGAATCGGTGTTGTACTTCTTGACGGCCTTGGCCATCACTTCGAGGTCGTTGAAGCCTTCGAGTACGTTCTCGAACGCTACGCGCTCTTCTTTGCTGAATGAATTGGCCATGATTGGCGCTCCTACGAAATTGGTGAGAAAAGGCAAATGGACTTGCGTTGTCTCACCATGTCGGAGGCGGGGCCGGACTTACTCACCATGTCGGAGGCGGGGCCGTTGGCAGCCCATTGGACTGCCGGTTACGACAATGGTACTTGCGTTGTCGATAGGTTGCAACTATCGCGCCTTATCCCTCAACTGCCGCTTGTAGGCGGTCACCTTGGAATAATCCCCGGTCTTTTCAGCGTCTGCGCGCAGCCGGTCAAGATTCGAGTCAACCGTGCCAGAAACGCCCGCATTGCCAGACACCCGCCTTTCAGGGGCCGGCGGTTTCTTTGTCGTTGCCACTTTGGTCACCTTTGCCTGTAGTGCAGCCACAGCGAAGGCGAACTTCACCGGGTCTGTGATGCTTGCCAGTTCTTTCAGTTTCGCCTGATTTGTGCCAAGCCCGAGAATCAACTCGGCCGGCGCGTCGGCACCTGACAGGATGATTCCGATCTGCGTCGGGTTCAGCGCCGACTGCACGACTTCCTCGGCCTCGTCGAAATCGTCAGCGCCAAGCGATGCCT